TTTTTAACCCCGCAAGTTTTATCTTCATTAAAGGAATCCTCAAAAAATGGAAGAAGAATTGTTGCATGAAGATGACGTACTGTCAGACGAAGCAATTATCCAAGCACACAATCTAGGTGTCATCGATAATAGCTACTTAATTTATTTTGATAAATTTAACGGCGCTATACTTTCAATAACAAACGAAGAAAGAAAAGACCTTGATTCTTTTATCAAGATGCCGTATGATGACGTAAAGCTATTTTTGGAAGGCAAGCAAAATTTTAATGATTTTAAAATTGTGTTTGAAAAAGATCAAATAACATTAGTTAGTTCTAAAGTTAGCACTGATATTAATTTCAATTCATTAATACTGGTAGACACGTCGGATATCCTAGATAGCTCATGTTCGATTGAAAATCATATGGATGTTAAGCATTGGGCATTTAAGATTAGGGATGATGTTAAAGTTGGTCTAAAACAAAAGATACTCGATGTAACATTAGAGTTTTACATTTGCAAGTATCAGAATAAAAATTTTGTGTTTAGAACAATTCCTATAACACTAGAACGATTAGTTAGAGAAGATCGTGTGTTTATTCCGCACGAATTTGATGTAGAATCTGATAGATCTCAAGTGTCTATTGTAACTAAAAAGTTCTTTGATACATATAACTTAAGGATCTTAAATGAGTCAAACGTTTAAAATTATAGATTTTGATATCATCTATCTCAGCTACGACGAGCCAAATGCTGAGAAAAACTATGCTGACTTGCTAAACAAAGTGCCTTGGGCAAAGCGTGTACACGGTGTAAAAGGTAGCGACAGTGCGCATAAAGAATGTGCAAGAATAAGTGAGACTGATCGATTTGTAACAGTTGACGGTGATAATATTGTACGTGAAGATTTCTTTAATCAAGAAGTAGACTTTTCTGCTTACAGAGATTACAGTCGATGTGTAGTCAGTTGGTGCGGCCATAATATTATAAACGGATTAATGTACGGCAATGGAGGCCTAAAGTTATGGCCAAAAGAATATGTATTATCCATGCTAACGCACGAAAATGCACCCACTGATGATCCTAATGCACAAGTAGATTTTTGCTGGGATGCAGAGTACATCCAGATGAACAGTTGCTACAGTGATGTGCATAATAACGCTACGCCCTATCAAGCATGGAGAGCAGGATTCCGCGAAGGTGTTAAGATGTCTCTGGATCGTGGTGTTCGTGTTAATCATACAAATTTTAAAAGAGAAGTACACTGGAAAAACCTACATCGATTGTTAATTTGGATGAACGTCGGGTCTGATGTAAAAAACGGTCTGTGGGCTATTCTCGGTGCTAGACAAGGGTGCTATATGACTAACTGTACAGATTGGGATTATACCAACGTTCGAGATTTTGATTACCTTGGAAAGCTGTATGCCGAAACAATAGACGGCACAGTCACTGATGAAAACATTATTGATTATATAAAATACTTTGGCGACAAATTAAGTCCGCAATTAGACATTCCGTTAAGTGTGTTAGATGATAGCGCCAGTAGATTTTTTAAGCATGTTCATGCAGACCAAACTCGTATTTCAAATAATCTGTTAGACAGAGAATAATGTACGATATAATTTTTCTGCATAATAAATCATGGCCTGATGCTGCCTTAACAAAGGCAACAGATCAGTTTCCTTTGGCTAAAGTAGTTTATGATTCTGACCCATTTTCTATAGCAGTAAACTATACAAGTTCTGTCAGGACTAAAATGTTCTGGATTATTCCAACTATACAAGTACTTAGTTTTGAGTTTTTAAAAATAGATCCTGTATTTTTAGATAGAATTTCTTATCTAGAAGATATTAACAACAACAAAATTTATCTGATACCAGCAAAGAAGCCTGTAGCAGAAAAAGATTTTGAATCTGCTAAATTTTTAGTGGGCACTAGATATAAAAAATCATCAATATCTTATGATGTATTTTTTCTCAGCTACAATGAAACATATGCAGATAACAATTGGCAAAAGTTAAAAAGTAAAATACCTTCTGCTAATAGAATCAACGGAATTAAAGGAATAGCCAACGCACATCGACAAGCCGCATTAGGGACTGCTACAAGTTTCTTATGGGTAGTTGACGCCGATGCAGTAATTGAAGATACTTTTAAATTTACCCACGAAGTATCGGCAGATCATTTTGATACAGTTCATATTTGGAAGAGTCGTAACCCAGTTAATGGATTAGAATACGGCTATGGTGGAATAAAGTTATTACCAAAGCATCTGCTAATAGAAAAATCAGTAGGTGTTGATGTTACTACTAGTTTAAGTCACAATGTTAGAGTTATGGAAGAAATTAGTAATGTGACAAACTTTGCAGTTAGTCCTTTTGAGTCTTGGAAAGGTGCTTTCAGGGAGTGTGCTAAATTAGCTAGTCAGAGCATTGATAGACAAAATACTAGCGAAACACAGGATCGATTAGCAAAGTGGTTAGAGTCAACTACACACGTATTTGCCAAATATATACTTGATGGTGCTCAACAGGGAGAGCTGTTTGGAAGAAAGTGCAGAACTGATTTGTCTGCACTAAGTTCTATCAATGATTATGATTGGTTGAGCAATCAGTTTGATACAAGATCATTAGCCATTGGGAACACTGTTGAAATTACCTGAGCGCAAGCCTTGGCAATTTCTTGATGCTCTAGTTGTGTTCCGTTAGCTGATCGTAGTTCTATGTAGTGTACCCAACTACGCAAAGTTCCGTTCATATATAAACGACTTTCTGTAAGACCTTCTGGTAGAACTGCACGAGCTTGTTCCTTGGCAATACCTCTTTCGATTGCTTCAGAGTATGCTAAACTAGCCTGTTCAATAATCCATTTTTGTTTAGCATCCCACCATGCCTGCAGTTCTGTGTCGTTTGTGGAAATACTGTTTTGCCTATTTTTTGTATCTTGTAGCCTGGCTTCTCTAATTACAAAATTTAAATCTTTAGTAGGGTCAGCGTAGCGTTGACTAAACTCTTGAAATGCAAAGCTTCGATGACGCAAAATTTGCCTTGCAATATCTCTTGTAGTAGTAATTTCAATACAGGCGCTGACCATTTCTAATGGTGACCAATGTTGATGTTTAATTAGATATTTGATAAGTTTTTCACTAGTTTCTGTATTAAATTGATTGCTAGGATTACTTACTCTTGCACAATATGCAATAAGTTCTTGAGCATCATCAATGCCCAAGTCCTTAAATTCTTGTGTAGGTTGACTGTAGGATAGGAGGTTAACTTTCATTTAATCTAACTTTCTCTTAAGAAATTTTTGTGTATCTTTAGTAATATCTTTTTTAACTCTGTCAGTATCTAACTTAAAATCAACATTATCAATTTTTTCTTCGTAGGTTCTAACCAACTCAGAAATAGACTTTTCGAACTGATCCCAACCAGCATCTCTAGTCTTTTTAGTAACTTTAATTTCCCAAACTTTACCGTCTTTAAAATTTAACAGCACAGAGTCTAAATATCGTAAGGGTAGAACATTTAATTTTACCTCTCCAAAAACTTCAGGCCAGTGTGCTATAACATCTTTTGGGAGCGACTTCCCTTGTTTGCTCACTCCACTGCCGTTACTTTCTTCTTAGTAGTCGGGACTAAGTCTTCAGCCATTCTTCTGAGCTGTGCTGCCTCTTTGCTAAGACGATCTGCATCACTGCGATATTTCTTAGCCATAGCTTCGTCGGTTAGTGGCTCGTCTAAAGATGCTTCGGTTGGAGTAAATGGTTGAGATTTCGGTGGGTCTACTTCGCGAACAGTTGCAACTTCACGAACTTCAATGTTTGGATCAGTTAGTGGTCGTTGTACTGCAAGACTATCGACAGTAACACCCCTTTGCTCTGCAATCAACGAGTTTAATTCAGACAGCATTACTGTGTGGCTGTTAGTTGGACACATCTCAATTTCACTAGTACCAACAGATACCATTCTACCTTGTGTATGCAACGCCGCAAGCATAATAGTGCCATCTGGAAAATTGGTACGTGCTAATACTTCTGCAAATTCGTTAGCACTCTGGCCGGCATTACTCTCAACAAGATTAATCAATGCATCGTGGTAGCTATCAGGCAAACTTTCAGTTGGGATAACTAAGCATCTATCAGACGCACCCGGTAGTGTTCTAAAAGCTACTAATACTTTTTTGCCGGTTTTTACAACACGGCCTACATGTTTAAGTTCAGCCATTTTGTTTTGCTCCTTCAGCAGTCTTTGATACCACATCTAAGAATGCAGCCAGTTTTGCATATGTTTGGCCTACAGCTACCATTTCAGACGGTTTAAATGCACCTCTACTGCTAGCGATGTCAATAATAACTTTTAAGGCGTTAAGATCATTAATGTTAAGATCTGGGCCTTCTTGTGCGGGTGCGGTTTGTCCGCTAGTTGCCGCTGTTTTAATATCTTTGTTTTCTTCAGTCATAAAGTCTCCTAAACAAGAACGTATAGTAATT